CGGCGCTTCTTCAGACGTTCCTTTTCTCGCTGGCGCTCGCGCTCTTCTTCGTCGGCTTTCGCGTGAACATCCAGCACAGCGCCGATCTGCTCCGGCGTGCAGCCAGCAGCCATCATCGCCTTGATCGTGTCGGATAAATTCTTAATGCCCATCTTAGTGCAAACCTTATAATTTAGTTGCACGATGAGCAGCCCCCTGCTATTAGTGGGGCTAGTCAACGCGCAGCGCTAGTGCGTCGTTGTATCGGGGCGCGGCGGTTAATTCCCTTTCCTGCCGCGCCCTTCTTCTTTCAATCTACCCGCAATTCGCCACTTTGCAACGCTTTTATGTAAGGCTTGGCGCGTTCCTTGGCCCTCTCAATCCCATGCAAAACGCTGGTGTGATCGAAGCCAGCAGAGGCTTTCCCGATCTGCGGCAGGCTAAGATGCGGACACATCACGCGAGCAATTGCCCAGCACAAATGTCTGACCTTGGATAGGCGTCTGCAACGGCTGAAGAGCAGTTGGGGCGTGACATCAAACTCACGGCAAACAACCCGAATGACATCCTGATAATTTAATTTATCCCGCCCAAGTTTGCCCGTCGAAATAAACGCGCCATTTTTTATCTCATACCTTAGTCTAATACTGTGGACAATTACAGGATTGTTAAAGACCAGCACAGACTTAGGTATCTCAATAACCTGTGGTTTAGGTGCTGGCGGCTTCTTCGCTTCGATCCGCTTCTTCACCGCCTTGTAGTGAGCCTGTAGCTCCTCCACTGTGTCGAACATCATTTTCCCTTTCCTCATACACGCTTAGGCCGACCGACAGGAGCGTTCTTAATGCGTCCATTTCCGTGTCGAACTTATAGTTGAAACGAAACTCTCTAATCTTTTCCTGCAACTCTGGCGAGATCAACATTTGTTTTCGGATCATAAGATTACCTCCTGATGTGTAGCTTATACACAAACGCAGTTGACAACGCAAGTTGCGTTATATAAGTAACTGTGTGTCGCCGTTGGGGGCGAAGTGGAAAGGGAACACATGGATCAGGATTTCTCACAGGAAAGTCGTGCGTCTGCATGGTGGGCCACAGACAGCCGTCGCGCTGTCTCAGGGCATTTGATTGACGTTCTGCTTGAGAAGCGTGGCGAGAAAGAACGTGACGATCTCAGCGAGGTTGAAGCCGTTCAGATGGGCCTCAAGATGCAGCCCGTCATTGCCAAGCTATTTGAGGAAGTCACAGGCATTGGAACGCAGGAGCTTGAGATTGCCGGAACACACAAGACCGAGCCTTGGCTCCGCGCTCATTTCGACTTCTCAACAAACGATGGTGGCTTGCTCGAAGTTAAGAATTTCAATGCTGCTCTCATCAACAAATATAGTGAGCCAGACGAGCCTCTTAAATTACCAGAAGCAGATTATATCCAGTGCCTTCATGAAGCCTGCGTTTATGACGTTGACCACGTTTATTTTGCAGTTCTGTTTGGAGGACAAAGATTTCGGTGGTGGAAGCTAGAGTTCGATGCTTTTCAGAAAGAAGACTTCCTAAAGCGAGCAGCCGCTTGGTGGGCTATGTGCGTGAACAAAACGCTACCGCCTGCCGATCATCCAGACCAAGCTCGCATGATCTGGCGGCATGATAACGGTATGCACATTGTCGCCAGCTCACAAGTCGAAGCCGCTTGCCAGCAACTCAGAGGCATCAAGGATCAGATCAAGTTGCTTGAGGAACGCGAGGCGCAAAATGCCGTCGCGATCCAGAACTATATGGGCGACAAAGCTGTGCTTGAAACATTGTCAGGCGATACGCTTGCAACATGGAAGACAGCCAAGAGCAGCAAACGCTTTGACGCTGATCTGCTCAAGAAATCTATGCCCAACATCTACGATCAGTTCTGCGTAGAAAAATTCGGCTCTCGCCGCTTTCTTTTAAAGTGAGGCTGTCATGGATGTGCATGAAAAGGAAAACGTCGCACGAAAGTTGATCGACGTTGTGACAGGTTACACCGCCGACGAGGCTTGCTTCCTGCTGGTGCTGGCTATTGACGCTGTAGTGACGAGCTGCACGGCGAATGACCGCGCCTATCAGCAGAGCATGGATATGATTATCGACTACATGAAACGCGCAAAGGCCGCAGGCCGATCAGCAGCACCGGAGTTAAAACAATGAACAGTTTAGTTCCTTGGAACGAACAAGAACGTATGGCGAAGGCTATCGCCAAGTGTGGGTTTTTCGGCCTCAAAGACGAGACGCAAGTTCTTGCGCTGATGGCTGTCGCGCAGGCAGAAGGCAGGCATCCCGCCTCTGTTGCTAAAGACTATCACATCATTCAGAACCGCCCAGCTCTCAAGGCTGACGCAATGCTCGCCCGTTTCCAATCTGCTGGCGGCAAAGTGCAATGGGTGAAGTACACCGACGATGTGGTGACAGGCGTGTTCTCTCACCCACAAGGAGGCTCTCTTGAAGTTTCGTGGACCTTGGCACAGGCGAAGGCTATCGGGCTTGCTACCAAAGATAACTGGCGTCTGTATCCTCGCGCTATGCTTCGCGCTAGGGTTATTAGCGAAGGTATTCGATCTGTTTACCCCGGTGTTATCGTGGGTGAATACACGCCTGAAGAGGTGGGTGACTTCAAGGAAGTAAGAGCTACCGAAGTGATCGACGTACCGCCGCCTCCGCAGATGGAACTCGCTGCTGAAGTAGAAGAAGACGGCATCCCTCTGTATGTGCCAGATGGTGATGATCGTCGCGTCTATATGTATTGCGAAGATAGTGAGCATTGGCTCGCGCAATACGGTCTGATGATTAAGCAGATTGAAAGCGCCAAGAAGCTTTCAGACATGGAACGATCTGAAAAATCTTCAGCCTTCCGTTATGTAAATGAAGACATCCGATTGACAATTCCAGAGGAACAACAATGAGCAATTATCAGAACCGTCCCGGCACTGGCGTCCTCTTTATCAACAAGAAGACCAGCGAGAAGCAGCCGGACTACAAGGGCAAGTTTGTCTGTGATCGTGATTACAAGCAGGGCGAAGAGTTCAAGATTTCTGCTTGGAAGAAGGACACGCCTCAGAACCATCTGATTGCCATCAGCGTGGACAACTACAAGTCTGGCGACACAAAGGCTTGGCCTAAGCCTGATCGTGATGACAACGAAGTTCCTTTCTGATGGGAAAAATGCAAAGGAACAAGGGCGCAACGTATGAGCGAGAAATTGTTCATGCGCTTGTCGAGCGAGGCTATCTTGCCGCCCGTAACCTGACCCAGACCCGTGAGGGTGGTGCTGACATTATCCTTCAAGACTTCATCATTGAATGTAAGCGTCGAGCATCTATTGCCGTCTACGATTGGCTGGATCAGGCCACAATAGCTGCCAAGGGGCGTAAGCGCCCTCTGGTTGTCGCTCGCGGCGACAGGCGTGAAAGCGTTGTCATCTTGCGTTTGGAGGATTTCTTGGACCTCGTAGGAGAACGTGATGTGGAAAATGCAAAGGTTCTTTTCCCGCCTGTGGTGGAAAATGACAAGGCCGGAACCACTGGAACAGATCATTCTGCTTCAGAGACAAAAGCAAATAGCTAAAGAGGCTCACCGAGCTTCTAAGCATATAGACAAACAGATCAAAGCAATCACGACTATGCAACTCCGCAAGTCGGTAGGAAGAATTGGGGACTGAAATGGATCATAAACAAATTCTCAGCGACGCCGTAACTCTGCTGAAGGAACGAGGTCAGGACTACGGCGATGAGAATGAATTGTTTGAACGTACTTGTTCAATTTACAATTTGATGACGGGCGAGAGCTTCACGCCTTGGCAGGCCAATATATTCATGACTGCCCTCAAAATGGCTCGCATCAAATCCAATCGCAGCAAGGCCGACAATTATATTGACGGTATCAATTATCTGGCATTTGCTGGTCAGTTCGCGCAAGCGAAGCCGGGGCGAGTAGCTGTGTCCATGCCTTCACCGTTGGGGCCTCAAGACCAAGTTGAGGAAGACATAAAGCGCATGGCACAGATGTTCGCTCCGGTTAATAAGGAAGATCAAGCATGAAAATCTTTATCGCAACACCCATGTATGGCGGCATGTGCACGGGTCTGTTTATGCAGTCAATGCTTAACCTTCAAAACGCTATGATG